AGAAAATCTAAAAACATTAATATGGATATTAGACAGCAATCTCAAACAGTCTCAAAAGACGGAATGAAAATACGCCCAGTTAGTAATAGTAGAAACGAACATGGAAGAGGACTCAAAATTAGAAGTATTAAAAAAAGTTAAACAATTAAAAATTAAAAAATGGCAGTAAATTTGACACCAGGATTTGACTTGCAGCCAAGTGCGCAGCAAACTCCACTATCAACAAACTACATAAACAACTTTGATTTCTTGAACCAGTATCTACCTGATACTTATGAAAAGGAATTTGAGCGTTATGGAAACAGATCAGTAGCATCATTCTTAAGAATGGTAGGCGCTGAAATGCCTTCTAACTCTGACCTTATTAAATGGGCTGAGCAAGGAAGACTACACACTAAATATCAAAATTGTACCTCAGCATCAGCAGCAGGAGCTGTAGATGGTGTATGGACTATTCCAGGAGTTGGAGCAGCACCAGGCGCAGGAGGAAACAACCCAGCTAACTTTAATCCACAGTTAAATGCTAACTCTGGAATTTTAGCTTCATTAAGAGTTGGACAAACAGTTATGATTTCGGACAACACACCAGGATCTACTTTACAAAACAAAGCGATTGTAAAAGTAGCTCCAACACCAGCAGCACCAGCGACTTTTACTGTAGCGTATTACGAAGCAGGAGGTCAGGCAATGGCAGCAGCAACATCATGTGATATCTTTATCTATGGTTCTGAATTTGCAAAAGGAACTAATGGAATGGTAGGATCTAATGAGGCTGATGACTTTATTTTTGACAACAAGCCAATTATTATCAAAGACAAATATACTGTTTCTGGTTCTGATATGGCTCAGATTGGATGGATTGAAGTAACAGGTGAAGACGGAGTAAGCGGATACTTATGGTATTTAAAGTCTGAACATGATACAAGATTACGTTTTGAAGATTACTTAGAGACAGCAATGGTGGAAGCAGTTCCAGCAGACGCAGCTTCAGGTGCAGCAGATTTCTTACAAGGTGTAGGAGTAGGTGCAGGTGCAGCTAATCTTTCAGGATCTGACGGAATTTTCTATAGTGTATCAACAAGAGGTAATGTTTTCGGAGGTGGAAACCCAGTTGCATTAGCTCAGTTTGATCAAGTAATTCAACGTCTTGATAAGCAAGGTTCTATTGAAGAAAATGTAATCTTTGTAAACAGACAATTCTCATTTGACATTGACGATATGTTAGCAGCACAAAACTCTTATGGAGCAGGTGGTACTTCTTATGGTTTATTTGACAATGATAAAGACATGGCTTTAAACTTAGGTTTTACAGGATTCCGTAGAGGATATGACTTCTACAAGTCTGACTGGAAATACTTAAACGATCCTACAATGAGAGGTGGAGTAAACGCAGGAGCAATCAATGGACTATTAGTTCCAGCTGGTTCAACTACAGTTTATGATCAAATCTTAGGAAAGAACGCTAAACGTCCTTTCTTACACGTAAGATATAGAGCTTCTGAAACTGAAGATAGACGTTACAAAACTTGGATTACTGGTTCTGCTGGTGGTGCAAGAAATAGCGATCTTGATGCAATGGAAGTAAACTTCTTGAGTGAAAGAGCTGTATGTACTTTAGGTGCAAACAACTTCTTCTTATTCCAAGATGCATAGTAAATAGTAGTAGTAGTTACCCTCGTTACAATGACGAGGGTAATTATTTTTTTAAATCAAATTAAATTATATTATAATGGCAAAACAAAAAGAAAAGTACGAAAACAAAGCCTATAGGCTTACAGGAAACCAGCATCCACTTTCATATATGTTGGCATCAAGACACTCACAAAGATCACCTTTATTACATTTTGACGAAGAACAAGGCGTAAACAGGCCTTTGCGTTATGCTCGTAATCAAAAATCTCCTTTTGAAGATGAACAAGACGGAAACGCTATTTTAGAGCCAATCGTTTTTGAAGACGGAATGCTTATAGTGGAAAAACAAAATCAATCCTTACAAAAGTTCTTACACTATCACCCAAGTAATGGAATGGTGTTTGAAGAAATTAACAACTCAAAAGACGCAGCTGAAGAGTTAGAATATGTAGAAGCAGAGTTAGAGGCTCAAATAGAGGCTAAAAAAATAACATCTGATATTCATAAATTAACATCAGTTTGTAGAGTTTTAATGGGGAACGGAGTAGATAATATGACTGTTCCAGAATTAAAAAGAGACATTCTTTTATATGCGAAAGCAAGGCCAGAAGATTTTATGGCTACAATAAATGATCCAATGTTAGAACTAATGGATACTATTCATCAGTTTGTAATGTCTGGATTTATTGCTTACAGAAACAACAATAAAGATGTTTACTATAACTTACCTAATAATAAAAAGAAAATGCTTACAGTTCCTTATGGTGAAGATCCAAATTATATTATCGGTTCTTTTTTACAATCAGATGAGGGGCTTGAGGTTTATAAGCTTTTAAAAAATAAGTTAAAAAATAAAAAGTAATAACCACTAACTAACGAAAATTAGCTACCTAAAAAGGTGGCTTTTTTTTTGCTATCTTTGTACTTTATTAACCCATTAAAAACTTTTTATAAAATGGCAAAATTTCTTAAAATTTCGAATGCTCCTATTACTGGTCAATTAATCAGTCTTGACGGAGTCAAAGCTATTGCTACAGCAACAGCAACAGCTACAGCAGTTACAATTGATTATGTTGATGGAACTACTACTACAGTAACAACAGCGGCTCAAGTAGGGCATGATGTTTACAATTCTATATTAGATAATATGGAAGTAGCATTAGCTACATCTTGGCAAAAACCTTACTTTGAGGTTTTATTACCGAAAGCTGTTACAAGTATTGTTAATGCTTAATAAGCAAATTAACTAACCAATACCTTAAGAGGCTACAAAAAAAAGTAGCCTCTTTTTTTTTGCTATCTTTGTGAAAAGAATTAATTATGCCTATAAATGAAGTACGAAATACTGTATTAGCCTTAGCCAATAAAAATAATTACGGATACATATCTCCAGCAGATTTTAATCTGTATGCTCAACAGGCTCAAATGGATATGTTTGAGGATTATTTTTATCAATACAATAATCAATTGCTTAAAGAAAATCTTAGACAATCAGGATCTGGTTATGCTGATATATCAAAAGGTTTGGTTGAAGTTATTGATACTTTTTATGTAAACACTCCTTTATTAAATTCAGCAACAACACAGCTGGGTGGTATACAAACTAATTTGTATACACTGCCTTCTGATTATTATTTAATTAATAAAATGATGGTATATACAAAAGAGTTATCTGCAGGTACTACAACCTCAACCAATGGCGGAAGTGTGGCTGTAAACGACACTACAGCAGATTTTATTGCAGCAGGAGTAGAGCCTGGAGATATAGTTTCTACTATTACAGGGGGAGTGGTTTATAATACAGTAATTTCTCAAGTTGTTAGCGCAACAAATCTTTTGGTTTTTCCAACAGCTGGTGCGCTGGTGTGGAATGCTATAGGGAAAACATATAACATATATTCTGCTAATAATATTATAGAAGCTGAAAGAGTTGCTCAAAGTAAAATTACAATGTTAAACAATTCTGTTTTGACAAGACCAAATATTGGCTACCCTGCATATACACAAGATGCTTTAGTGGCCCAAGCTTATCCAAATACAATAAATAAAATAGGTCAGTTTACATCTCAATATGTAAGGTATCCTCTTCCTCCGAATTGGACTTACGCTTCATTATTAGGAGGAGAGCCTTTGTTTGATCCAACAGCTGGAGATTACCAAGACTTTGAATTGCCATTATCTGATGAGCCTATGCTTGTTGCTAAAATATGTCAATACGTAGGGCTTGAGATAAGAGAGGCTGATGTATTAGCTTTTGGTCAAAATTTAGAAATAACTGAAAACCAACAACAATCATAATTATGGCATATATAAACGATTACGCATATTATCAAAATTCAGGAAATAACCCTTCCGATGCTAACTGGGGTTCTTATCAGTTTGTTTCTTTGTCAGATATAGTTAACAATTTCATGTTAATGTATCAAGGAAATCATGAGCTTATAAATAATATAGAAAGATACCAAGTTTTATTTCACGCAAAAAGAGGAATACAAGAATTAAATTATGACGCAATGAAGGAAATAAAAATTCTTCAGTTAGACGTTACTAATCAATTACGATTTGTACTACCTCCTGACTATGTAAACTGGGTTAGAATTTCTCAAATGGTAAATGGTGTTTTACATCCTTTATCAGAAAACATTCAAACTAATTGGTCTTCAGCATATCTTCAAGACAATAATTCTAATATTTTATTTGATCAAGATGGAAATGCATTAAGTCCTCAAGAGTCTGAGGTTAACTTAAATCAGATGTCAACAACAGCTCCAAGTATTTACTTAAACTCAAGTAGTCCGTATAACGGATCTGAAGGTTGGAATATAAATGGGGTATGGTGTTTTAATTATTCAATTGGATCTCGTTTTGGTTTAAATACCGAAACAGCTAATTCTAATCCAACTTTTACTATTGACAAGCAATCAGGAGTTATAAATTTTAGTAATATGATAGCCTCTTCTTCAGTTGTTTTAGAGTATGTATCCGATGGTATGGAAAATGGCGTTGACACTGATGTTCACGTAAATAAACTATTTGAACAATATATATATGCATATATTAGATACTCTATATTAAACGGAAGAGTTGGAGTAACAGAGTATGTCGTTAATAGAGCGAGAAAAGATAAATCTTCTTTATTAAGAAATGCAAAAATAAGATTAAGCAATATACATCCTGGTAGACTATTAATGAATTTACGAGGCCAGAATAAATGGATAAAATAATATGGGGAAGTCTGAAATAGTTACAACTAATTTTATTGCAGGTAGAATGAATAAGTCCATAGACGAGAGATTGCTTCCTCCTGGGGAGTATATTGACGCTATGAATGTTCGCTTAGGATCTACGGAAACAACTGAAATAGGCGCTGTTGAAAACTCAAGAGGTAATGAACAACTTACTTCACTTAGTTTTGAAGGAGTTCCTTTGTCGTCAACTGCAGTATGTATAGGTGCTTATGAAGATGGTATGAGAGAGAATATT